GGCCGAGCACGAACATCGCCGCGCTTGGCGCGGCGAGCCCGGCCGCAGCCTGAAGGCCGAACCCCGCGGCGGTCGGCAGCGCGCCGACCAGCACGGCGACGCCAGCAGACGCGACGCCTACGCCGACGCCGACCATGAGCACGGCCGCGCCGAACGCGAGCATCCCGGCAGACCCGGCGGTGAGCGCCGGGCCGAGGGCCGCCGCGCCGATCGCGAGCGCGGCGACGGCGGCCACCATGCCGAGCATGGCCAGGGCGGCGCCCGGCCCCGCGGACGCGACCTGCATCGCGGCGGAGGCCAGCAGGTAGACGCCCGCCGCCGCCAGGGCGACGCCGCCGCCGACCATGAGCACGGCCGCGCCGAGCGCGAGAACCTGCGCGGCGGACATGCTCGCGGCCGTGCCAGCGGCCGTCTCGCCTCCGGCCATGGCGGTCAGCCCGCCGGCGGCGAGCGTCGACAGCGTCGAGACCGCGGTCAGCGTGCCGGATAGCGACTTGACCGCTCCCGCCACGGCCGTCGCGCCCTTCATCAGGACGAATCCGACGGCGAGCGCCAGCACGGCGGGCGCGGCCTTCTCGGCGTTGTCCCTGAGCAAGCTCGCGCCGTCCGCTATCCCCTGGACGACCGGGTGGGCCGCGTCGAGCGCGGACTTGAGCGTGTCGGCCGCCCCGGCGGCGCCATCGGCCCCGGGCTCGATGCCGAGAACCGCGGCGAGGAGGCTTCCCACGGCGCCGACCACGTCGAGCGCCGCGCCGCCGAGCAGCGACAGGTCGTCGGAGAGCGCCTGGACGGCGCCGTTGTCCGCGCACCTCGCCAGGAAGTCGGCGACCGAGTCGCCGATGCCGTCGATGACCTCGCCCGCCGACGCCATGCCGCCGGTGATGATGGGCTTGAAGGCGTCGAGCACCTTCGCGCCGGCGGTGACCGCCGACGCCTCCAGGTTGCCCATGGCGCCCTCGATGGTCGCAGTCGAGGTCGCGGCCTCCTTGGCCACGTCGGTCATGCCTAGCTGCATGATGGCCTGGTTGAACTCCTCGGCGGAGATCTCGCCCTTCTCCATCGCGTCGCGGAAGTTGCCCGTGTAGGCGCCGTTGGCCCTCATGGCCTCCTGCAGCTTGCCCGAGGCGCCGGGGATGGCGTCGGCGAGCTGGTTCCAGTTCTCCGTCGTGAGCTTCCCGGCGCCGGCGGTCTGCGTCATGACCATGGCCACGCTCTTGAACGTGCTCGCGTTGCCGCCGGCCACGGCGTTGAGGTTGCCCGCCGCCTCGGCCAGCTGCGCGTAGTCGGCCACGCCGTTGGCGGCCAGCTGCGCGGTCGTGTTGCGGATGTCGCCCAGGTCGTAGATGGTCCTGTCGGCGTACTCCTGCGTCGATGCCGTCAGGGCGTCGATGGTCGAGGTGTCCACGCCGCCGAACCCGAGCGTGCTGGCGAACTTCTGCGCCGAGTCCGACGCGCTCGTTATCTCGCCGGTCAGCGAGGAGAGCGCCGAGGCGACCTTCTGGGCGGCCGCCGACGCGATGCCTCCGGCGATGCCGGCGATCGCGGCGCCCTTGGCGCTCAGGGCCGCGCCGATTGACGTGCCCATCCGCGAGCCGGCGGAGGAGCCGGCGCTGCCGTACCTCGACACGATGGAGCCGGTCGAGGCGGCGGCCTTGCCCGAGAACGCCTTGGAGAACGCCGCGCCGCCCGACGTCCCCGCGCTGCCGAGCTCCTTGTTTATCTTCGAGCCGAACCCGCTCATCGTCGGCGTGATGGTCACCGACGCGCTGCCGACGTTGACTGCCATTTACGCGCCCCCTTCCCGTATCCCCAGAATCCTGTCGATGCCTTCGCGCGCGGCCAGCGCGTTGTCGCGGCGCCGCTGCGCCTCGGCCCGCTCCGCGGGCGTGCGCGGCGGCTGCGGCTTGTTCCTGCCGCGCCTGCCGTCCTTGGTCCTCTGCCAGACGAGCACCTCGAGCGCGTGCACGGCGGACGCGAGCATGTACTCGCCCTCGCTCCACCGCAGCTCCGGCGATTGCCGCCGCGCCGTCCGCGACTCGCGCGGGAGGGCGTACCACAGCAGCGCCCAGCGCGAGCAGTCCTCGTCTACCGGCTCGAGCGGCAGGTCCATCCCGTAGAACTGGCGGAAGTCGGCGACCACGTCGGCGCGGTTGTCGAGCCAGTCGCGCGCGAAGGACGTCAGTTTTTTGCCGAGATGGCCTCGGCGACCGCGGCGGTGAACGCCTGCCAGTCCTCGCTCGAGCAGCCGAGCTCGTCGGGCGCATCGCCGCGCTCGTCCGGGATGCGCCCGATGTACTCGACGACGCGGCCGCAGCAGATGAGGTTCATGGCCTCGTTCGCCGCGCGCGGGTCCTTGTCGCCGAGGTTGAGCGCCGTCTGCACCTTCAGGGACGCGAAGGCGGTCTTGTCGATGTCGAAGCTCTGGCCGCGGAACTCGACGGCCTCTATCTCGTGGGGCTTCTTCTCTTCCACGTCTTCCTCCTATGCGAAAAAAGGCGGGGCTCGCGGCCCCGCCGGATGGTCGTGCCCTGCCAGGCGCTACGCGGAGGCGATCGTCTCGGTCGACTCGTAGTAGTCGTAGCAGGTGTTGCCGTCGTCGTCGGTGAGGTACTTCATCGTCAGCGCGCGCTGGCACAGCTCCGAGCTCGCGATGTTGAGGCTGTCGAGCTCGGATGACTTGCCCGCGGGCACCACCTTGCGCCAACGGCGGCCGTTCTTCAGCACGAGCTCGAGCACGTAGGAGAAGGTGTCGTGGCTGTCGGAGTTGTGCTTGACCGCGATGACGCCGTCCTCGTCGGTGACGTTCTTCTCCCCGTACTGTCGCTTGAGCGTGTCGGCCTTGATCTCGGCGAGGGTGAACTGCGCCGACTCGACGCGGCTGCCGTTGGTGGAGTCCATGACGTCGCCGTTCATGTCGACGATGTCGTCGGAGTCCTCGTCGATTTCCTCGACGTAGCCGTCCTCGGAGATGAATCCGAGGCATTTGAACGCCGGGTCGAGCTTGGACTTGATGTCTGTGGGCAGCGCCGTGCCGACCGGCGCGGAGAAGATGTATCCGCCTTTCACGCCCTTGCCGGCGCTGACGTTTGCCTGGTTGTTGGTGTTGGTCTCTGCCATGCGGCAGGCTCCTTTCCGCTGTCTATTCGCAGACCCATACCTGGGCCTGCACGATGTAGCGAGAGCGGCCCGTGTCCGGGTCGTTCTGCCTGTATGTGTTTGTGACCTCGGGATGGAACACGTTCGGCTCATCGTCGAGGCCGTAGACGGCCGCCTTTACCCTCTCCGAGAGCTCCTGGGCGGCCTTTCGCTGCTTCTTCCCCGCCCAGCAGTCGATGGCGAGCTGCACGGGCTCCATGTAGCTGCCGCCCCCGCCGATGCGCTCCACCGTGGCGAAGCTTCCCGGCGCGTCCTCCGGAACCTCGAGGTACGCAGGGAAACCCGTCGCCTTCGCGATCCGCCTCGCTACCGCCGCCTCTATGTCCATCCTCTATCCTTTCGCCGAGCCGAGCGCCTTCGAGAGCGTCTTGCGCTTGGCCTCCGAATATCTCGCCTGGTCGGTCTTGGTGCGCACCACGCGGCCTCGCGCGAGCGTGCCCTGGAAGTCCTTGACCTCGTGGCCCTCATACTCATATCCGCCTTCCGATAAGCCGGCGTCGGCCGCGGCCTTGACAGCCTCGGCCTTGGCGTCTATCAGCGACTGCACCTGGGCCGAGCCCATGAGCGCGGCGTATCCCGCGCGGTCCCACTTGAACCTACCCATCGGCGCGGGTCACCTCCACCGGCATGTTCCACGCGCCCGGGGTGGCGGCGGGCGCCGTGCGCTGCGGGTCGCCGACCACATCGTAGGCCGCTCCGCGGACCTCGACCGAGCAGCCCCGAAGGTCCGCCGCGTACGTCTTGGGGAAGTGCAGGGTGTAGGCCACGGACACGCCGTTCGGGCGCGACGCGTCCAGGTCGGCGGTCGGGCCCGGGCACACCACGCAGCGCACCTCCTCGCGCTCAGGCTCGCCGCCGGCCGGCTCGCCCAGGTCGTCGAGGGCGGGAGCCGGCCGCACGACGCAGACGGGCTCGTCGGGTATGAGGCTAGCCACGGTCCGCCCCCGTCATCGCCTCGATGCCGCCGATGCGGCACCCGGCCAGGCCGAGCCGCTTGAGGTCGGACCGGCCGAGCCACAGCTCGGCGGTCGGGTTGGCGAAGGTGACCGAGGCGTTGTAGCTTCCCGCCGTCTGGCTGTACTGCGTGGCTCCGGACAGGCCGAGCGGGGCGCTCATCGCGCGCGACGCGACGGCGCACGCCACCGAGCACGCCGAGCGGTCGAAGGCCGGGCGCACGCCCTGCACGTACGCGCCATACCGCGATTCGTAGGCCGACAGCAGCATGTCGCTCGCGTCGGACAGCAGCGCGGAGACCCTGTCGGCGTCGCCGTCGGCCACCGCGCCGTACCTCAGCTCGTAGTCGGCGAGCGTCGCGAACGGCTCGCTCACAGCGCCTCCAAAAGCTCTGCGAGCTGCGCCTTGTTCGCCTTCTTCGGGGCGAAGCCGCCATTCTCCTCGATCGCGTCGCGCAGCTGCTTCGCGGTCATCTCCTGCGCCGGGGGTGCGGCGGGCGCAGGCTCCTGCTTCGTCGCCCCCTCATGGTCGGGAGCAGGGTCGGCAGCGAGCTCGGGCGCGCCGGCCTCCGCCTGCTCGGCGCCCTCGCCCTCCGGCTCCTCGGCGATGCAGTCGGCGGGTTCCATCGGGTCGATGGGCGATGCGGCGTCGACGTAGCCGTTGGCGGACAGCTCGGCGAACCGCTCGAGGGTCAGCTCGACCGCGTCGCCGGTGCGGTGGATCTCGTAGGTCTCGCGGTCTCGGTAGGGATATGTGACGGTTGCGAACATTGGATCTCCTCGTTATACGGTCGCGGCGATGGTGCCCTTGACGATGAAGTCGATGTACTCGGCGAAGAAGACGAGGCCGACGTACGCGACCGTGTCGTACGTGAGGCTCTTGAGCTCGGCGGAATGGGAGACGGCGATGTAGCCCGTCTCATCTGTATAGCAGCCGAACAGCTCGTCTCCGTCGGTCGGGGCGACGTAGACCTTGATGTTTCCCTTCACGGTGGCATAGATGGTGCCGGCGTCGACGGAGACGGTGGAGATGAGGGTGCCGAGGCCGGCCCAGTTCTCGATGTACGAGATGCCGAAGGCCGAGAACACCTCGGACTCGCCGATCTGCTTGGCGAAGTCGACGGGGTTGACCAGGAACACCGCCTCGACGTCGCCGAAGCCGTAGTCCTCGACGAGGTTGCTCAGGGCCGCCCAGGCGTTCGCGGCGGTGGCGACGAGGTTCTTGCCGGTGACGGCGGTCACGCCCTCGCCGCCGAGGACGTTGACGAAGTCCTTCTTGATGCCGCGCTGGATGTCGGAGAGCATCGCCGCATCGGTCTTGTCGACGGCGGCGGCGTAGCCGCGCTTCTTCACCTCCTGGAGCGTGGTCTGCTTGCGATACGGCTTGATGGCGACCTCGTAGGTCTTGACGTCCTCGTAGGCGTAGGAGGACAGGGGGATGTCGCTCCCCTCGGTGTATGCCGCCTCGGACAGCTTTCCGGTGATCTTCTTCTGATGCAGCGTCTCGCCCACTGCCGCCTGGATGGGGGTGCAGGTGGACAGCATGGCCGCCAGCTTGTCGAGCGACTTGGTGAAGGTGTTCACGAGGTCGACGTTGCGCGCGGCGGCGAGGGTTTTGATATCGGGCATTCTGGCCCCTTTCTCCCCTTACTTGAAGAGGTCGATGTTGGCGGCGATGGCCGCCATTCGTTCCTTCTTGTCCTCGATTCCGAGGATGTCCTTCTTGGAGGGCTTGCCTGGCTTCTGCTTCTGGCCGGCCTCCGGCACCAGCGGCGCGCCGCCCTGCGGCTTCGCGATCGCCGCGATGGCCTGCGCCTGCTCTGTGAGCTCGTCCTCGTCGGCGCCGCTCAGCGTCGCCACGATGGCCCGGTCGAGGCCCGTCGCCTTCGCGACGGAGTCGACCAGCGCGGCGCGCTCAGATGCGGCCTTGAGGTCGCCGTTCTCCTTCTCGAGCGCCGCGATGCGCTCCTCGATGGTCGGGTCGGGCTTCCCCTGGGACTGCTTCAGGGCGTTGAGCTGCTCGAGGTTGTCCTTCGAGCGCTTCTCCCATTTGCGGGACTCCTTGACGGCGTCCTCGTAGAGGGCCTTGTAGTCCTTGCCCTCGGAGCCTCCCTGCGCCTGCTGCGGGTCTGCCGCCGCCTGCTGCGTGCCGGCCTGCGCCTGCTGACCTGCCGGGTCCTGGCCTGCGTTCTCCATGCTCGTCTCCTTTTCCCGCGCCGTGCGGCGCGTCGTTTCGCCCCGTGCGGGGCACGTCCTATATGAAAAAAGCCACCCGTGCGGATGGCTTAGATCAGCGAAGGCCCTTGAAGGGCCGCGTTTCTGCTCGCCCGAAGCTCTGCGCCTACAGCTCGAACCTGATTTCCCGGATACCCGCGAGCTCTCGCAGCTCGCGTTCCATCTCGGCCTTCTTCGCCTTGTACGCTGCGGCGCAGCCAGGGCAGAGATGATGCGACTCGTCGACCTTCAGCCAGCCGGAGATGGGCGTGCCGTCCGTCACGAGCGGCGAGAACGTCGACGGCAGCATGAACTTCGGGTCGAGGTCGACCCTCGACCCGCACCTGTCGCAGAAGATGGCGGCTTTTGCCACATAGCTCATCGATTGCTCCTTAATCCATTAAGCGAAATGTCCTTGGTCGGGGCGGCGAGATTCGAACCCGCACGGGCCTGCGCCCGCCAGCTTCTGAGGCTGGCGCGTCTGCCTGTTCCGCCACGCCCCGATGTGGTAAACTCAACGCGAACGGCGAACACCCCCCGGGTTAGGAACCTGGGCAGAGTATCGCCGTTTCTCATTTAGTTGAGACGCGCTCCGTCTTGTCCTAGCACCACAACCTCGTCGAGCGTTCCGTCTCTGGTAAAGTTTGCGGCCGCCGTAAGCGCCCTCTCCTCGGCGTTCGGCAATCTGAGGAGACTAACGACTACGGCCTTTTTCTCTCCTGGGTATGCGTCGAACCTCCTGGACGCATTCACTAGCAAATCATTGGCCTTTCTGATGGAGCGAGGGGTCTTGAACTCCACGAGCCCGCTCCCCGTCTCGAAGTCCACGCTGGGGTGTTCGTGGCTGGCGTAGAGGTACGTTCCAGACGAGCGAGCCTTAACCGCTATCCAAAGCTCCTCGCCATTCGGATCTGCGCCGTTGCACCTGCCTTTGCGATTGACGTACCGCTCCCCTGCCAATTCGATGCCGTAAGCATCGCCTAGCAAAGACAGGTAGGCATTCACCGTGGCGTCATAGGAGTCAACGGTCTTGCTTTTCCTGAACCTCTTGAGCGCGTCTTTTACCCCGGCATCAAAATAGGCGGCAAGTTCTCCGTCGCTCGTTGCGCGGCTGAAGACGCCGTCCCCCGCCGCATCGGCGCGCGCAGCTTTTACCGCATCTTCTTGAGCCCTCGGCAGCTTATAGGACTCTATCTCCTTAAACTGTTTGTACAGCTCGTAAAGCTCATCCGGGCGAACGCCCTCGACCAGCTCCGCGTCTGGGTCGTCCCCGAACCCCGGCACGATCTTGCAGTCGCATCTCCTGTGGAAGTGCTTGAACTCGCCGGCGGTCTTGCGCGTGTGGTAGACCGCGCCGCGGCTCGCGAGCATCAGGCAGAACGTGCACGTCTCGAAGCCGGTCGGCACGCGGGCGAACCTGACGCCCTTGTCCTTGTCGCGGCCTACGTTCGCGATGATCGTCTCGTTCAAGCTCCGGAAGGCGTCGTCCCTGGCGAACTCGCCGCACGCCTTCGCGAACGCCGCGTCGCCGCCCTTCGCGAGCTTTTTCGCCTGATACCTGGCCACGGCGTCGACCGAGTCCGGACCGTATGTCGTCATGGTGACCGCCTGCTCGAGCATCGCGCCGACCTGCTCCGCGCGGCGGTCGTACCACTGCGCGGCGAACTCGGCGGCGACGTCGTCGTATCCCTGCACGAACCCCTCCATGATGAGCTTCGCGGCCTCGCGCTTCTCCGCCACCGTCGCATCCTCGTGCGAGCGGCACCAGGCGAGCACGGAGGACTCCACGTCGGCGGCGGCCCTGTCCCCGATTCTCGCGACCTCGCGGTTGTACGCCGCGAACTCGGCGGCGCTAATCATCGGCCGCCGCTGGCTCGGGCGCCTGCCGCACGCCGGCCATCAGGTCGAGCGCGGCGGACCTCGTGACGTTGCGCCTGATCTCGGAGGAGACGTTGCGCACCTCGTCGTCGTCCAGGCCGTTGAGGCGCCAGAACGTGGGCGTCCCGGCGAAGCCGTCCACCACCGATGCCAGCTTTATCGAGCTGTCGGTCTGCTGCGCCAGGGTCGGCATAGCGGGGTTGAGGAAGTTCACCGACACGTCGCAGGCCTCCTCTGCCTCGGCGTAGCTGGCGCCCAGCTCGGTCGCCACCGCCGCGACGGCCACGCGCGAGAGAGCCGCCTTGGCCTCCTTGATGAAGGTCTTGCACTTGAGGATGAGGGGCGAGTTCTCCAGGTAGATGGCGTCGGCGCTGCTCGGGTTGTCGCTCATGATGCCGAACTGGCCGACGTGGATGCCGGTCGCGGCGCTCATGCGCTTGCAGAGGTTCGCGAAGTGCTCGGTCATCGGCTGCATGCTCGGCTGCGCGAGCTGCCCGAACTGCGGTATGTCGCCGTCGGAGTTCTTGGTCACCTCGAAGATGGAGCCGATGAACGCGCTCCACTTCGTCTTGTCCGCGAACGCGTCGCCGTCGGTGCCGAGCAGGTACTTCTGCGTCGACGCGGCGAACGCGGCGGCCACCTCCTCGTTGACGCTCGCGCGCATGGCGCAGTCGATGAGCCAGCGGACCTCGGAGTTGATGCGCGACACGCCGAACGGGCGGTCGTCGTCGGGGTTGTACGGCATCACGAACATGGGCACGATGCCCAGCCCGTGCCCGACGTACTCCGCCGACCACCTGCCCTCCCCGTCCGCGCGGATGCGGATGAGGCACTCGGGCAGCATCACGTCCACCCAGTCGGGGCGGTTGGTGCGGCGGCCGCGCTCCTTTGCGAACGAGACCACCCACATGCCGGCGGACAGGCACTCGCCGGCGTCGTCCCAGATGCCGGTGCACAGCGTGGGCGGGTACGCCGTGATCCGCGCGTGCCCGCCATCGTCGGCGGTGACCACCCACATGCTGAAGCAGTACTTGAGCGCCGAGTTCACGGCCTTGCCGACGCGGGTGGACATGAAGTTGCGCCTCGCGACCTGCTTGAGCAGCGACTCCATGTCGGGGTCCTCCGGGGCGCTGAAGCCGTCGAAGGACACGTGGTCGCGCATCACCTCGACGCACTTGTAGCCCCAGCCGCAGGCGACCTCCAGGCCCTGCAGCGAGTCGGGCACGGCGATGCCGAGGTCCTTGAGCATGTTGCGCGCCTCGTAGTACATGAAGCGCTGGACGTTGCCCGAGTAGTGGGTCTGCCAGTTGTTGAGCAGCCCGAGCACCGTCTCGCGGTGCTCGGGCGCCAGGCCGTCGGCAGACGCGACGGCGTATGGGATGGAAACTGCCATCAGGTGACCTTCGCCTTCCGCTTTGGGTTTCTCTTGGATGTGGTGAGGCCGAGCAGGGCCAGGCCCGCGGCCTCTATAGGCGTGGAGTTCTCGCCGCCGAAGCCCCAGCCGCCGCCCTTGCCAATCTCGCGGCGGGTGGCGGTCGCGGCCGACAGGTCGAGGGCCGGGCACTCGACGTGGGTGATGCCGTCCGCCCCCGCCGCCTCGTAAATGAGGCTCGCGGCGGTGATGGCCTGGTCGGTGGTGGGCCTTATCGCGTACCCCTTCGGCACGCCCATCTCCTGCAGCCTGTCGCAGAGCGAGCCGGCGCCGCTCTTGCCGTCGATGACGACGGCGCTGGCCTGGCTGGCGGTGCGCGCCAGCCAGTTGACGAGCCACTTCGTCCCGCCCGCGGTCGTCTCGCAGAACGGCAGCTCGACGTGCGCGGCGGCGCCGTTGGACGCGGCCACGGCGAGCGCGACGGTGCCGCCGTCGGCGCTGAACTTCACGCCGTAGGCGACCTTGGCGAAGCACGCCGGGACCTCCTCGTCCCCGATGAGCGTCTCGCGCCACAGGCCCTCGCCGATGAGCGGGGCCTCGGCCTGCGCGCTTTTCGGAAGCCAGTAGCCGAGGTACTCCTGGGCGGCGCCCAGCTCGTCCATGTCCTTCATGCCGACGGCGATCGCGCGCGGGTCCGCGTGGTACCCGAGCGACGGCATGACCTTCGGCCACCTCGACCGGTCCCAGATGTCGCCGACCTCGGCGACGCCGTATTCGAGCCACAGCAGGTCGTCGGCCTTCTCGCCGCCCTCCCATGCCTGCTCCCTCAGGTCGCGGAACGTCTCGGCGGGGCTTCCCGCGCGCGTCGGCGTCCCGGCGTAGATGAGCTGCAGGTTGTGCATGGCGCCCGAAGTGGTGGTCGGGTTGATGACCTGAGTATGCTCGTTGCGCAGCTCCTGCGCCTCGTCGTACACGACGACGTCGAACGAGAAGCCCAGGCGCGAAGACTTCGTGCGGGTGGAGAACTGGATGACGCCGCCTGAGGAGAACGCCATCCACTCCTGGCCGGTCTGCGAGCAGACGTCTGAGAGCCGGTCGCGCCAGCCGGTCATGCCGTGCACCCTGTCGCCGGGCTTGCGGCCGAAGATCTTGCGGAACCGCTCGAGCATCTCCATCGTCGTGGAGTAGTTGTGGTCGGTCCACAGCACCTTGTATCCGGCGAGCGACGCAAGCACGGCGACCCACACGATGAGGTCGACCGACTTGCCCTGCTGGCGCTGGACGCTGATGCCGACGCGGGGGTGCACCCACTTGCCGCGCGAGTCGACCGCCCCCATGTCCAGGAGCAGCTGGCTCTGCCACGGCACGAGCTCGTAGCCCATCGACGGCGCCGCCGCGACGGCGACGTCGCCGATAGTGTCCGCGTAGGGCAGGACGCGGCGGAGGCGCGGCTCAGCCGAGCTTGCGGGCGATTGCGCCGGCGAGAGCGTCGAGCCCGTCATCCGCGCCGCCCCCTTCCGCGCTCTCCATCTTCTCGATGGCCTCGACCGTCTCCCGGTACTCCTTGGCGAGCCGCGCCGCCTGCGTCGTCTCGGCCTCGTAGAGCTGCCGCTCGAGCAGGCTGCGCACCCACCGCAGCCGCCCGAGCGTGTCCTGGCGGCCGTCCTCGTCGGGCGCCGGGGCGGTCCTCGGGCCGGCCATCGCGGCGGTCGCCGGTATGGACTTGGCGGCGGAGATCTCGCCGGACTCCTTCATCCTGGCGACGAGCGCGCAGACGCCGGAGCGCGAGCGGCCGAGCTTTCTGGCTATCGCCGCAGGCCCGAGGCCGGGATACGCCTCCCGCACGAACCTGCGCTCCTCGTCGCTCCAAGGCGTCCCGCGCGGCTTCTTCGACATGCCCGCCACGGGCATCGCCTCCTCTGTATGGACTCGGTTTTCGGGCGTGCGCAAAAAAGGCGCAATGCCCACGGGCACGCCGTCGAGGGGGCGGAGGGGGCATACCCCCAGGTCACCAGCGCCTGCTGGTCCTGCACCCGACGTCGCGGGGCCGTGGACCGGCCGCCGCGCGCATGTCCGTTACGCTCTTGTTGCCCCGTCTTTCGTTGCATATGCGGTGCGCCGGCGCGACGTTCGACGGGTCCGTGACCGACCCGCCGCGCGAAGCCGGCACGATCTCGTCGACCTCGAAGCTCATCGGGTGGCCCGCCGGAAGCGAGTAGTCGATCGGCCCGCCGCACAGCCAGCACGGCCGGCCCTGCGCCTTGAGCCATGCGCGCACCTTGCGCCGCGCGTGGCCGTTGGCGTAGCGCGACGGCGTGGTCATCGCCTGGCCGTCCTCGTCGGGCGCGCCGCGAGCCGCGCGAGCGCGCGCCTGTGCCTGCGCCTGCGGACCTGGCGCTCGTACTCGTCGCACGCGCACTGCGCGCACACGCCGCGGTTGACCTCGCGAAGCATCCCGCACATCAGGCAGTAGCCCATCCCCATTCGCTCCCCCTGTCCTTGGCGACGGCCACGGCGTGCAGCATGGCATGGGCCAGCGCGGTGTCCAGGTGCGAGGCGATGCGCCCCAGGTCGAGCAACGTCATGGCGCGCCCCTTTTCGGTTGTTGTTCGGAAATGGCGGAAGGCCGGGGATTCGAACCCCGAGGACCTCGCGGTCCTCATGTTTTCTAAACATGCGCAATCGACTCTTTGTGAGCCTTCCGCGTCTGCATGGCATGAAAAAGGCCGCTGCGTATGCCCGCGGCGGCCTGTTCCCATGAAAACTGCTTTACCAAAATAGCACGGTTAGGGTGCTCAAAAGTGCTCACATTTACTCGGGAAGGGCGTTGGGCATCTCGCGGCGCCACTCCTCCGGCATCACGTAGTACAGCGACACCGTGCCGCGCTCGACCATCCTGCGCGCCGTGGCCTTGCTCACGAACAGCTGCCTGCCGACCTCCGCATAGGTCATGCCCTCGACCTTGTGCAGCCACACGGCCCACCTGTCGTCGTTGCCGCGGCACAGCTTTCTGGCGTGCGCGGTATCGGCATCGTATCTGCCGTGCTCGTCGATGAGGCGCTCGCGCATCTGCACGAGCCTGATCACGCCGTCGGGCAGCTTGTCGCGGGAAGGGCCGGAGCCGGCGCCCTTGGAGTAGTCCACGCCCATGAGCGCAAGGCTCTGCTCGTGCTCGGCGACCTCTGCCTCCATGTCGGCCACGGCGCGGCGCAGGCTGCGGATGTAATGCGTGTACAGACCGACCGTGTACGCCATGACCTCGTAATCGTGATGCAAACCCTGAACCCCTTCCCGGTGACCGACTTATACCGGAATGCTATCACATCGCCCGACGGCCTTCCCGCCCTGGGCCGGAGAGCGCCGTCCGGCAAGCCCTCTCCCCATTGCATCCTGTACATTTACTTCTTATACCGGGGCGGCGAACGAAACGGGCGTTGTTTTCACGCCGCGACCTGCGCGAAGGCGCTCGGCGCGACGATGTGGAGAACCTGCCCCTCTGTCAGCCCATTGTCAGCCATCGCGAACCGGTTCAGGGCATAGAAAAACCGCCGCGGATACCCGCGGCGGCCTCTGTTTGCGCAGCCTTCGCTGCCTATGCTGCGGAGACGGCTCTATTGCTCGGCGTCATCGTCCTGCTTCTCCCGCTTCTCCTGCTTCCCCCTGCCAGAGAGAACGGGCCGGAACAGCTGGCCGATGATCGTAGTGAACGGCAACACAAGGAACGCCCCGGACATCGTGGCGTTCCCCGTCGTGATGCCGACCACGACCGATGCCGCTATCGAAGCCAGGATCACGCAAGCAGACAGCACCTGGCCTACCAAACCCTGCCGGATCTCCGCCTCGACCAGCTTATCCTGCCGCTTCGACTCATCGTCGAACACGGCGCGCGTCTGCCTGTCAGCACAGTCGAGTATCATGCGCTGCGCTTCGGCATTATACGCATTAAACGACTTTGGGTGCGGCAACATGCCGGCCCATTGCTCGGTCACGGAAAGCTGGCGCAGAGCCGCAACGGCCCTCTTTTCTAATTCTTCTTCGCCACGGCTTCCCGCATCCGCGAGTTCGCAATCTGACGATGGAACAACGCCGCTTCCATCTTTTTCTTCGATTCCATGCGGATGGCCCTCAGGTTCTTGCTGTTGTCCAGACCCGGTACCATCATCAAATTTATCGTGTTCATCTTGCACGACCTTCTCCTCCTTGACGTTGCCAACATGATGATAACCCAATATGCGTAGCCATCTATTACAAGGTTTGCCATTCGTCAATAATTATTTTTCTAAATAACATAATCCCCTTGCGCCGACCATAATTCGCAGCGAGGCGCTCGCAACCGCGCCATAATCAACCGGGCCATGCCGGTCCGGACGGCGCGCGCAGCGACCGCACCGCAGCCTCGAAGCTGGCCGCGGCCCCGGCGTCGCGCCCGTCGAGGTAGTGCGCGTAGACCTTGGCCGTCACGCTCGGGTCGGCATGCCCCAGCCGCTCGCTGATGGTCACGAGGTCCACGCCGGAGGCTATGAGCCAGCTGGCATGCGTGTGGCGAAGGCTGTGGAAGGTCGCCCGCCTGTCCAGGCCCAGCATGTCGCGCGTCCGGGCGAACTCGGCTGACAGGTCGCTCGGGCGCATCCACTGCGAGGACGGAGACGCGAGCGGCGCCCACTGGCCGCATCCGAGCTCGCGGAAGCGGAAGCCCACGTAGTCGGCTATCACAGCCATGTCGGCATGCGTCCCCGCCACCGCTCGGCGGCTCTTGGACGTCTTGGGCTTGTCCTTGCGCCACGGCGGGCGGCCGGGCACCGACGCCACCGTGCCCGACACGAGCACGCGGCACCGCGCCTGCTCGACGTCTCGCGGCCGCAGGGCGCACACCTCGCCGACGCGAAGGCCGAAGTGAAGGGCCATCCAGAACGACCAGGCGCGGCGGTACGCCCACGCGTCGGCCTCGCCAGACATCTGCTGCGCGATCCACTCGGAGAGCGTCCGAAGGTCCTCCTCGCCGAGCGCCACCGCCTCGGGATGCTCGGGCGCCGGCTTGTCGGCATCGAGCACGGGGTTGGCCGCCACGATGCCCTTGCGACGCATCCAGGCGTATGCGCCCTGCAGGTACTGGCGCACGCAGCGCACGGTTGTGCTGGACAGCGGCGCGCCGCCCCTGCCGCCGGACGCGAGCAGCGCCACGAGCGCCTCGTCCACGTCCATCGGCGTGAGCTCGTCGGCCCTCCTGGCCGCGAGCCTATCGAGGTAGCGGCGCCGGTAGAGCGCGTAGTTGCGCACGCTGTGCGGGCTCGCGCCCATCGCCTCAACCTCGCGGTTGTACGCGAGCAGCAGATCGCCCAGCAGCATGCTCGACACGCGCCCGCCTGCGGTGATCTGCTCCGCCCACTCGTCGGCCATGGCCTGCGCCTGCTCCCGCGTCTCGGCGTCCGGGAAGCTCTTGTATGGCTTGGCAACCCGACCGCTCGGCAGCTTGCCCAAGTACGGGCGGGCGTACCACACGCCGCGCCCGTCCCGCTTGACCTCGACGCGCATCACGCGCACCAGCGGATGAAATGCCCGCGGTAGACCGCCAGCCCGTCGCGCGGCGCCTTGCCGAGCGAGTTGTTGTTGATGCCGACGGCGCGGGCCGCGGCGGCTATCGACTCGTACTCGACCTCGTCGACCATGCACCTTCTGTGCCCATGCGCCTTCCATCTCCAATCCTTCTTCGCGCGCTTCGGCGCAGCCTTGCCGCGCGCCGCGAGCTGCTTCGAGCGCGGCACCGGCTTGTGGTCGCACGGCTCGCCCGTGAGCGGGTCGAAGTACCGCACGCGCACGGGGCCGGAGCCAGGCGACGCCGGCTCGCAGCCCCAACGCCCGCCGAACACGCCGGCGTCGTCATTAGCAATCGAGCTGGTCGTCAACATCCGAGACCACCCACCTTTCCTCGAACTCCCGCATGGCGTCCTTGGTGCCGGCCTTCACGGCCTGCGCAAGCGCGCTCAGCATGTCGCTTACGCGGATGCTGAACGCGCTCATGCCGAACGCTGCCATATCGAGCCTGTCGTACATCTCGCATGCGGAGAGGTCGACGCCGCATGCGGTTCGCAGCTGCTTGGCCCATCCGCCGTCCAGCGCGTCGATGCCGCCTGCCGCGTACGCCGCGCCGACGGCGTCGAGCCCGTCGCACCGCACGAACTCCGAGACGGCGTCGCGCTCGGCGGCCTCTATCTCGTCGGCGACCGAGAGCACTGCCCTAGCATCCATCGGCTTCGGCCTCCTTCCAGTACTCGCGCATGGCCATGCGCAACGGGTCGCCCGGCGCGTATTCGTCGCACAGCTCGCGCGGCCTCACGTGCTCTTTGCGCTCCTCGCACCAGTAGCTGACAGTGGCCACCTTGAACGGATCGTATCCGAGCATGCGGCAATGCGCACAGGCGCCGCACTGGATATCGTGCTCCCTATACCTCATTCATCGCCTTCTCCCTTGGGTGCTCCTCGATAAACCGCTGCACGCGCGCGCTGCAGTCTTCTTCTCGCGCAGCTTTGCCGCCACCTCACGACGTTCCGAGTCGCTAATCATTTGCATCCTCCTCAATCGGCTCGATTAAGTCCGCCAGCGCCAGGAACGTCTCCTGCGGGTCGGGGAAATCGACCTCCCCCGTCACCAGCTCCTGCAGTCTTGACCACCACTCGGCGAGCGAGCCACCGGAACGGTACATGGCCTCACGGCGCAGATTGTTGGCAATCGACCGCCGCTGTTCGTTATCCTTGGTCATAAGCCCGACCCTTTCTTCACGTCGTCGATATCCGCCGCGATGAGTCAGAGCATCATCATCGCCCCTTCTCGGACGCAGTCCTCGCCGATGACGAAACAGGCGACGCCCAAGACGAGCCACGCCGCGGCCAAAGCCCGCCAGAACCAGCTCACAGCCCCATCCCTTTCACATCGCGCCGGTGCTTCCGAAGCCGCCGGCCCCGCGCTCGGTCTCGTCGAGCTTGTCGACCCAGATGAAATCGGGGAACAGGCACGGCACGATGACGAGCTGGGCTATCCGCTCGCCATTCCTGACGGCTACGGGGCAGCGACCGACGTTCGCAAGAGGGACCATGACCTCGCCGGTGTATCCGTGGTCGATGACCCCGACGCCGTTCGCGAGCATGAGCCCCAGCCTCGACAACGAGCTGCGCGCGAACAGCAGCCCGACGAAGCCCTGCGGAATCTCGACTCGTACGTTCGTGCCCACCATGACGACGTGCTGGGGTTCGACGCTCGCAGACGTAGCGGCCCGAAGGTCGGCTCCCGCGTCCCATTCGTGCGCCCTCAGCGGCTCGAAGCCGCCTTCCCATACGGCCCTTACTCCATATCCCATCGCTCGTCCTCCTGTTCGGTCGTTAAATCTCTGTTTGGCCGAGGGCGCTAACGCTTGATTTACGGTCCCTTTAACCTTGCGCCCCCGATGTTGCGTGGGTCTTACGCGGGCGGCTCGCTAAACGTCACCGCCCGCCGCCCTTGTCGCAGGCCCGGCCCCTCCGCCATCCTGCATGCCCGCGTCCGGGCTCCCGGCGCACGCCTCACTTGGAGTCCACGTGCGCACTTCCCATGCCGAGCGGCGCCCCCGCCATTCGCGGCTTTGCTACTCCTCTGCGCATCAGTGCCTCTCTTTGCCGTCGCACAGCGAAGCCGAGCAGGGCCTTCGCGTTAACTCGCGGAGTATCTCGTCGCCACGCCATCGCTGAGCATTGCTTGGGATCGCAGGTCCTTTCCGTCGCGTACGCTGCTATGCTCTGCTTCTCCCTTGCGCTGTCGCGCGGGGCTACGCCATCGCGTGATATTGCATTTCAAAGCCGTCGCCCGGCAAATCTCGGAGGAGCCATGCCTTCGCCTTGCCACGCTTCGCTTTGCCTTCGCCAGGCCCTGCTCATCAAAGCAACGCCTTCGCTGCCCGCATCAGTCCATCGCCGTTGCATGCCGCGGCTTTGCTTCGCCGTTGCCCTGCGTCGCGCTGCTCTGCGTTGCGGTGCCGTCGCTGCTCGCGGCTCGTCCTGGCCGAGCTACCCAATGCCTCTGCGCATCGGTCCGTTGCCGGTCATGGCCGAGCTACCCAATGCCTCTGCGTATCGGTCCGTTGCCGGTCCTTCGCGGGTCCGTGCGTTTCCCTGCCCCTCCTTCGCCGCTCCAAGCTTTGCTGCGCTTATCCTTCGCCGCTCTTCTCCAAGCTGCGCTTGTCCTTCGCCGCCCACATCGTCGCTGTTCCGTCGCCACGCAATGCCTTCTCAGGGCTCTTCCTCGCGTCGCCATCGCAACGCTCCGCTAATCCGTCGCTACTCCGGCTCGGAGCCGTCGGTCCACTCGAAGCGTCCCTTGCCGCTGTTGCGCCACTGGCCGATGCCGCGGAACTGGCCGTAGTCGAGCCATTCCTGCACGAGCGGCCAGTCCGACTTGTTCATGACCACAAGAGTGAAGCGAATCTTCGTGCCGGCGGGCACGGTCTCGGAGCGCGCCAGGGCCACGCGCGCACCCTGCGGGGTGTCGGCCCTGAGCGGTCGCTCGCAGATGCCGACCTCGCCGCCCTCGGGCAGCTGGAAGGCGACGCTGCGCTCCTTGACGAAGATCGTGCCGTCGATGACCTTCTTGTAGGCCTTGCACTTGCTCGACAGCGTGCCAGGCACGCGGCGAAGCGCGCCGCACGCGTCCTTCATGAAGCCCTTCAGCTGGTAGTCCCAGATGACGGGCTCCCCGTCGTCGTTGCGCGGGAACACGGTGGTCCCCTTCTCGGTCACCTCGTCGGCGCCCACCGCCTCCACCTCGTCGGCGACGCTCGCGGCGTCAGGCGCCTTGGATGCGATGAACTCGCTGTAGATCTCCTTGGTGTTCGGCGAGGAGCCGAGCACCTCCTCGGTGAACGTGATCTCGATAGCTACGGTTGCCATGTCTCTCCTTGTCCGTCGTCGGCGCCGGGAGCCTCCGCGGCCCCGCGCCCCTTCGTCGTGTCCCACACGCACTCGCCGACCTCGCGGCAGTTCGTCCATACCGGCCTGCCGGCCCATGCGCACTCCGTCTTCGTTCCGTACCTGCCCGCCTCGTGCGGGCAGTCCCCGGGCTCAGGCTCGGAGAAAAGCCCGAGCTGCCCGGGCAGCAC